ATTATAATATTTGCATTACTGCCTAAATTTGATATACTTGTTACATTTAGATATGGAACAGTTAAACTATTGCCAATAGTAGTATCGTCACGTAAATCAATGGTTAATGTTTGTGCAGCATTACTATAAACAGCATAATTGGCTGTATTATTACCTACACCTATACCAATACCTAAACTACTTGTTTGTACTTGCACACAGGCAATTTTAGCACTAATAATAACGTTACCAGTGGGCTGATTAACACTAATGCCAGCACCACTCTTAATGCTAAATACTGATCCAGACTCTTGTGAATCAAATAATTGTGTAAAATTGTCTTGGACTTTCTCAAACGCCGCTCTAATGGCATCTGCGCTAGGGTCATCTGGAAAGCTACCAAAATCAATATTTTTTTGTGCCATGAATTAAACTACCATTATTAGAGTATTTATCGTTTTCGACTATAAAAGGAAATGCCCGGCAATTGCCGGGCATTATTATCAATATAAACAGAATTTTATCTAATTCCTGCTAGACGTTTAAACTCTGCTACATCTGCGTCTTCGCTGACACCTGTTCTATCTTTCTGACCTGGAATCACAGGAATAGTTGTTTGTCCTGTTGATTTCTTCTTGTTTAAGCCGCTTGATATTACATTAGTCATAAACTCAATATCTGCTTCAAATGCTGCATCTGTACCTTTTTTACCAGCGTCATTTGCCCATTCGTCAAGCTTAGTGGCTTCGTTGACATCTTCTGCGCCACCCTCACCTGCATCACCTGCAGTATCACCATCACTTTCTTCACTTGCTTCGCCACCATCACCACCTTCTGTGACTGCTCCGCCGCTTGCTGGCTTAGTCAAATCTTCCTCTGCTTCTGCTTTTTCATCGGCAGTAGTCATTTCTTCTTCATCTTGACCTGCATTATCTTCTGCAACTTCATATTCCATTTGATCTTCTGATTCTACTTCATCGACCATCTCTTTGCCTTCGCCGCAGCCGCATTTTTCTTCTGCTACTCCATGTGTGCCGCATACTTCAGGTCCGCCGTGATCGTGTTCGTGGTCACCTTCATCTTTATAGTCTTCACCGTCATCAACACCTACTTTCTTTAACAATGCAGCCATATCGCTACTGCCACTGTCAAACTTTGGTGCGCCATAGTCGCTGGCAACTGCTACGACTTCTGCTGGTTGAGCAGCTTTGTCACTGCCTAAACCACCTAAACCTACTTGCTTGATGAAGTCTAATAACTTAGCAGCGTCATCACCTTGTGCTGTTACGCTTACGCTATCTTCTACTTGACCACCTGCGCCACCTAAACCTTGTGACATATTAACACTGATGCCTTCATTCAACAAATCATTTAGTTGTTTGTCTAGGCTTTCAAAAGCAAATACATCAGCTTCTAATACATCGCTATCATTATGTGTTTGACCAAATGCCTTGAATGTATTACCCGGTGTAGTCTGTGCCTTATGCTTCATATAATCTGTCTTGTTCATTTCATCAAGATCAGCTTCGGCTAAACCCATATCTTGTAAATTTCCGAATACTAATACTGATAAATGTTTTAGATCAGTTGGATGCTTGCCGACCATACCTAAATATCTTGAAACGTACTTGTCTATATTACCTGTATTAATTCCAGGCATACCTTTGAGTTTGTCTGTAATGATTTTTGCAGCGCGATCATCACTCATACCTACTGATGTAAGATTTTCATCCATTGCTTGTTGAGCCATACCAGGAACTGTTGCTGCTGGCATTGTTTCACCTACTACAAGTCCCTGCACAGGCATCTGCTTACCGCCCATACCATAGCACTCGTCAAGACCTTCTACATAACCTTCATGATAACTACGGCGCTCATCGCTGCCCTCATCAAATTTATTATTGTAGCTTTCTTTGGCAAGCGCATGGGCTTTGCCACGTAATTTTGCTGACATTAATTTATGATTCATAGATTCTTTTACCTTTTGTTTCTTTTTATCGGCTGCTGCCTTCTTCATTGGTTCTTTCTTGTTACCATCTTTATCTAAGTCTAAAAAATCAGGCTTAGCCTCTAATACTTTGTCATTACGACCTGCACCTAAACCTGCGCCCATATCTACTTGATCGCTTGGGCGTTCTGCTTCTTTGACTTTCTTTTTCTTTTCTGGAAGACCCTTGTGTTTAGTTTGTGCGAAATCTTTTACGTCTTTCTTTTTCATAGTCTTAGCAACATCACCTACTTCTTTGCTTGCTGCCTTCTCACCTTTCTGTGCTGCATGTACCATTCCCATAAATTTTTGTTGTGCTTTACTTACAGCCTTTTCATTCATTTTAGTTCCCGGTGCTGCTGCTCCTTTTCTAGCATTTGCCATGCGTGTATCTGAAGGACTCAATGAACGTGGGTTACGGACGCTACCTGGAAATTTTTTGATAGTTGCGCCAGGACCTACTCTACCGCCTTCTTTCGCTGAACGTTCGCTGCCATATGGACCATAATAATGATCTTCCTTTTCATCATGCACCCAATAATTTGGCTTGTCAGCTTCATCAATCTTATCATGTTGTGCGCGGATCTTAGCCATCTTTTCTTTGCTGGCACCGTCACGACCTGCTTTCTGTAATGCAGCCATGCCTTCTTTGCCATATTTCTTTTTACCTAGATATGCTTGAAGACCGCTCTCTTCCATTTCTTGTTCTACCATGCCACTGCCTTTCTTGAAGCCTTGACTGGAGGTGCTGACTGGTTTGACTGCGCCGCCTGCATCGGTTCCTATTTCCTGTCCCATTTTTTTAGACTTGAGATCTCCAGTGGAACGCAATTTTTTAGCAGCATCGGCTGCTGCCTTGCGACTGGCCACTGCTGCGGGATTGTTTGGGTCTTTGTGGTAGCGTTCCATGTCGGCGCCAGGACCTTGTCTATGAAAAATCTCAACCTTCTCGTCAAGTTCTTCTTCTTTGATCTCATGACCAGCGAGGTTCATCTCACCTTTGCCTATAGCGCCTTTGATCTGTGCTGCTAATGCTGGATTAGAAACTGTACCTAATGTCTTAGTACCTTGCTTGATGACTTGTGTGTTTTGCTTTGCAGGCTCCATAGTGATCTGCTCTGCTTCTGCAAGCATGTTCTTATCAATAAGTTCAAACCAATCTTTCAATGACTTCTTTTTATCTTTCTTATCATCGTATTCGATATCTTTGGTTACTTTCTTGCCTGCCTTTTCAGCCTTCTTATCATCTTTGCCTTTATGACCTTCATCATATTCAATATCTTTGGCAACTTTCTTTCCTGCCTTTTCAGCCTTATGATCTTTTTCGCTAGTTGATTCTTTCTTTTTCTTTGCTTCAAGCAATTCTGCTTCAGCAGAAATTTCTAAAAATTTTCTAAAATCCATGATAATAATCCTCTTATGCGCTAGCGCCTGTCTTAGGCTTTGCTGGGCGCTTAATATTTGTCATTGGGCTCTTGTCACCTAATTTTTTGTCATCAAGATATGGCTTGAACGGATCAAAACTGTCAGGTGTTTTCTTAGCGGCATATTGACTTTCTGTATCATAATCTTTGTTATCAACAGTTTGTTTTTTTATGCTGCTCAAATATGAATCGCCATACTCTTTACTTGCTTGTTTTGCATCAGTCTCATTTTGTTCTACATGAGTCAAGACAGGACTGTTTGCCATCTGATTCTTATATTCTTCTACTTCATTATTGATGCTATCTTCGTAATCACTATTGATCATTCTTACCATATCTACGTTATAACCTAACAATTGAGCCATCTGTTGTACCATTGGTTCTGTAGCAGGATAACGAAATTTGCATTTAATGATTGTTACTTCTTGATTTGACAGATTAGGAAATCCATATGGTGCTTTTTGAATAGGAGTTTTACTTGGTTTGCTGATTTCTATAGGATCAAACTTTTTAAGATTATACATGAATAGATCGAGGAAGTTTTTGTCTATCTCTCCCGCAATCTTGATAGTATAATTATAAGTATGCACACTTTCTGCGATGTATTGTTTCAAGCTTTTCATAAGTATAGTTCCGTTATAATATTTATCATTTTTCCAATGATTTAGATGTGAACGCCTTTAGTATCTCATTACGATCTAGTACCTTACCCTGACCGATAGGAGTGGCTTCTATCTGCTCATCTTTAGCAGACTGCTTTTGATCCAACGCTGCTTTCTTTAATTGTAATTCTATCATTTTAAGTTTCTTGCTTACTTTTGCTGTTTTAGCTGTTATAGCATGTCCAAGCATAGTGCCCGCGACATTGAATATTTCGCTACTATAACGACTATCCACTTGCATACCAAGATCCATCAAATCTTTATAACTACTTTGAGCCAAACCTGCTAGTTCATCCATCTCTATGTCGGCAGTCTCAAGCCCACGGACTTGAGGCAGTGCATTTTCGATCTTTTCTAGATTGTTTAATGCTTGCTCTGTTACTTCTTTAGTTTCAGGTGGCAAATCAAGCTCTTTATCTTCAGCTTCGTTACTACTTAGCTGGAATAACTCTTCAAGTTTTTTGGTCATAAAGTATTTATTTTAGCGTCGGCTTTTGTAAAACAAATCATCTTCAGTTATGACCCTAAAAGTTAATCCTTGCTGTTTGCAATATGCTGTAGCCGCAGTCCATTTAGCATGATTTATTGCTACTACTATTCTATCTTTAGCGCTGGCTACGCGACTTTCTATTAAGCTTTGTTTTTTAGGTTTTATCTCTACTACTTCTGCTTTCTGAACTCCATTCTTATCTTCGTACATAACAAAAAAGTCAGGAACATACATGCTAGGTTTTCCTGTTAATGGATTCTTATAGGGTATGGCCATAGATTCGCTAGCCCATGCTATCACACTTTTATTGTTATCACAGAAGGTCATGAAAGTGAGTTCCCAGCCGCTCCTATATGTAGGTTGATGCTTACCTATATACTTGCCGGGATTTTTTAATTTATATTTACCTTTGGCCCAATTGCCCATTTTACAATACTACATTACGTGCTACGTTTTGATTTGCTTTAGGAATTATGCTTATTCCATAAAGTGTAGTTTTCGATTTAAAACTATTAAGATAATAAGTGATGATAGAATTCATCTGTAACTTGTTGCTGGTACCTTTTATCTGCTGTAAAAAATCCATTGGACTAATACCGCTTTCTTGACATACTCTAAAAAACACAGCAGTAAAATTTGCTGCTATTTGTTTTGTTTTACATACAGATGAAAAATAACCATATACTACATCGAAGTCATTGCTAGGTATGACTAATTGTTTAGCATAAAAACTATCAAATATTTTTACAGTTCTATCTAAATCATTTCTTTCTGTATTAAAAATTGGCATGATTAACCTCTAGGAGGAGTCGTTACAGGTCTAGCAGTACTTGGTTTAGGAGGAACAACTGGACCATTTGGATTATTGATTTGTTGTCCAGCTGGTTTAGCACCTTCTGTTGTTGAACCAGGAGCCGGACTACTTGGTTGCTTACTGACTGTAGGTGCATTAGCACTCCCGCTAGGAGTTGCACCGTTTATTGCTATGATAACTGAATTATTGCGCACGGCATTTTGTGCTGTCTGTGTCAATTGTTTTTCAAGATTTTGAGTCAATTCATTTTTTAATGTTGATTTTAAATCTTTATCTTTAAAATTATAATATAATTGACCTAAATCTTTGACTCCAGTAAGATCTCCGCTGAATATTTTCTTTATAGCTCCACCTGCACTATCTACCAGCCCACCTTTACCTAATACCTTACCGTTAGCACCTGCAGTTGTGATGCTGCTCTTAGTTCTATCATAGTTTGCGACATCACCGAACTTGCTTACTATGTTGCCCGGATTCTCACCGTCTAATTCACCTGCTTCATATGCAACAGTTTCATAATCAATAGTCATTGTATTTTTCATCACTCCACCACCTTCTTCATAGTTGTAGGTGTCGTGTGCGAAATTTGTGATGATTGGATTTATAAAACTATATGCTGTAAAATTATGTTGGTTGAAACCAAACACTGTTATTCTTTTAAAAAATGGTAATTTAGTAGGATCACCTTCTGGGCTAGGTTGACTAGTTTCTCCAATATATCCCCAATCATCGCCACCAGCTGTTTGTAAATTAGGTTTATAAGTAGTTCTATCAAAAAAATTCACTCCGCTACCAGGTGGGCTATTGGCAGGTTGTTGACCTGTATCTTGCACACCGCCTCTAGCACCTTTGAATAAAACATTTACTTTTGTAGCATCTTTATAATAATATGTGAAATAACTATACCACATTCTAGCAATCTGATTAAGGTTATCGTCGTGGAAAGTTATCTGTATTGGTTCGTAATTTATCTTTGTCTGTACTATTCTTTTTCTATTGTACTGGTTTAAAACATGAGTGGCAAATCTAAAAGACGGAAGTTTTACATCTTTAACTAATAAACCAAAATTATTATCTGAACTTAATTCGCTGCCTAGAGCGGCAGGATTAATATCGAAATATGTATGGAAGAGAAATTTATATTTAGGAGCATTAGCATAACTATTGCTCCTAAATGTTTTGCTTGCGTGTCTATAGTCTCTGAGGTACTCGCTACCAAAGAAAGCAGCGGCACCATTTTGCAGTTCTTGACCCCAGTTACCTAGTCCCATAGTTAGTTATTTACTCTAA